TCAACCGCGCCCGCCGCTTGCCCGTCCGCTACGAACGCCGCGCCGACATCTACGAGGCCTTCACGTTCCTGCAGGCAAGCCTCATCACCCTCCGCCAGATCAGGCGGTTCTGTTAGGCGCTCTAAATATCGACACCGAAGATTTGGTTGGCGCGCTGAAGGAGTACGATGCCGCGCATGTCGCTTCGCAAGAAGCGCTGACGACAATTCGCGAAAACACCGCCAGTCGCGCTGGTTCCTCGATGCCCGCCGCCTCAACCCGCCAGGACGACATCATCGCCCAACTCGAACGCGAACTTGAGTCGTCGTCTGGCTCGTTCGCGTCCCGCCGCGCCGCGATGCGCTCGACGTCCGCCTGAACCACCTACAGGACAGAGACATGTCGGACCTTTCCCTCTTCATCCCCCTGACCAAGGTCGATACCGAGCAGCGCCTGGTCTATGGCGTCGCCACGGCCGAGACCAAGGACAGGTCCGGCGAGGTCTGCGACTACACCTCGACCAAGCCCTATTACGAGAAGTGGTCGGGAGGCATCCACAAGGCCACCGACGGCAAGAGCTTCGGCAACTTGCGGGCGATGCACGGCAAGGTCGCGGCCGGCAAGGTCACGGCGCTCGCCTTCAACGACGACGCCCGGCAGATCGAGGTCTGCGCCAAGGTGGTCGACGACGCCGAGTGGGCGAAGGTGTTGGAGGGCGTCTACACCGGCTTCTCGCAGGGCGGCGCCTACGTGAAGCGCTGGAAGGGCGAGGATGGCGTGATGCGCTACACCGCCGACCCGAGCGAGATCAGCCTCGTCGATCTGCCCTGCCTGCCCTCCGCCACGTTCCAAGTCCTGAAGGCCGACGGCGCCGCCGAGACCAAGCATTTCGCGCCCGCGGTTACGGTGACGCCGCCCGCGCCCAGCAACGCCGAGGTGGTCGCCCGGGCCGAGGTGCTGGCGAAGGCCGCCGGCCAGGCGGGCAAGCCCGGCGACTTCATCGCGCCGGCGCGGGTCGCGCTGGAGGCCGAGGCCGCCGCGGTGGCGCTGGCGAAGGCGGGCGTGCCCGAGACTCAGGAACCGCCCGCCGTCGAGCCGGGGCCGGACTATGCCGGCGTCGAGCAGGTCTGGAAGGCCAAGGACGTCACCACCTTCGCCAAGAAGGCCGACGCTCTCGCGCACAACACCCGCGCGGACGCCGAGGCGGCCGTGAAGGCCATCACCGGCCCGGCGCTCGAAGCTCTGGCGGACCTGACCAAGCAGGCCGGCGGTGCGCCGGACGACGGGACCGCCAAGGAGCCGGCCGGCAAGCCGGCTCGGACGGCGAAGAAGAAGACCCGCATTGCCGAGAAGGCCGCCGCCTCCGACCTCGAGAAGAGCTTGTACGGCGTGTCGCGGCTCGCCAGCCTGCTCTCCGAGGTGCGGGATCTCGGCAACAGCTTCGCGTTCGACGCGGCCTATTCCGGCGAGCCTTCCACCCTCGCGGTCCAGGCCAAGGCCTGGGCCCGGCAGGGCATGACCCTCCTCGCCTCGATGGTGAAGGAGGAAATGGACGACCTGTCCGACGGCGTCGAGGGCGCCGCCATGGCGCTCGCCGCCGGCAAGCTGTCCGATGACGCCTGGGGCGCTCTCCGCAAGGCCGTGCCGGCGGAGAGCGCGGGCGGCAAGGCGCTCGCGAAGGTGGGCGCCCGCAACAGCAAGTCGGATGCCGAGAAGATCCAGGGCGTGCACGATCACGCCGTGGCGCTCGGCGCAACCTGCGGGGCCGAGAAGGTGGCGGGCGGCGATCTGGCGAAGGGCGCGGACATCGTCGAGGTCGTGCGGGCCGAACTCGCCAAGGTCACCGGCGAGCGCGACGCGCTCCAGAAGGCCGTCACCGATCAGATCATGCCGGCGATCGCCACGTTGCAGAAGATGATCGGCGATCAGCCGGTACCGCGCCACCTCGTCGGTCGGGCCATCACCAAGGGCGCGGAGGGCGGCTCGGAGCCGGTCGGCGACGACCAAGCCGTACAAATCCTCGCGAAGATGACCCCGGAGGAGCGCGCCACCCTGATGATCAAGGTGGCGCAGCAAAACCCCCAGCAGCTTCTCCCGGCGACGCGCTGACGCGCCGGGGCTGAACATCGAGGCCGAGCCGCCCGGGGACGGGCCGGCCTCGCGCCTCACCCGCCGGGCCCGAAGGCCCACCCCTCACGACGTCCGCACCGCCGCGGCCCGGGAACGGGCCGTGCGCGCCCGCGGCCGTGCCTCTCGATCCGGATCACGCTCTCATGTTCCAGGACAATCCCGCTGCCGCCCTGGAGGCCCTGAAGAAGGCCCAGGCGATCCCGCTCAACGACCCGATCCTCGCGCAGCTCGGCCTGACCAAGGCGACCTTCTCGCAGGGCGTCTCGCCGACCTCTGGCCTCACCTTCTACGACTTGGAAGCCAAGACCAAATAGAAATCGTCAGATTTGTCAAAGACTTGGGCCGCCTTTGAGCGGCCCTTTTGCGTTTTCCGACATGCCCGCACTTCCCGAGCAAATACAGGAACTTACGCGAAGCACGCGCCAGCCCGCGCGACTTGCTCGCGACATGAAACGCGACATCCGTTGAGAGGCCGAAATGACCGACGAACCCCAGGCTGAGGGCCTGATTCTCTACGGCGTGAAGGCCATCGCGCGCTTCCTCGGAATCCGGGACCGGCAGGCGCTCCACCTGATCGAGCAGGGCCGGTTGCCGGTGTTCCGGTCCGGTCGCAACGTCTGCGCGGTCCGGGAGGATGTGAAGGCGTGGGCCGCCGAGCAGGCCGCAGCCGCCCGCCGGAAACCCGGCGCCGCCGGCTGACCCCGTCCGGACCGCCACGCCGGCCCAGGACGGCCGCCGGGCCGGTCTTGCCGCCCAAGACTACCGCCAACCCCCGAAACGCCGCCAGCGGGCCGCCCGGCCCGCCCGCAGGCCTGTGCGAGTGATCCCATGACCGTGACGGTGGCCCGGGTGCCCAAGAGCGCCCGCGAGGAAGTGCGCGTGTCGCTGCGCGAGATGGACGGCGTGCGGCTCGTCGAGATGCGGGTGTGGGAGGTGAGGGACGGGCAGGCCGCGCGGACCGGCAAGTTCGTCCTGCTGCCTGCGCGCCATGCCCCGGACCTCGCCGAGGCGATCATGAAGGCGGTGCGCTTCGCCATGGTCGGGGACGCCCTCCGGCCATGAGCACCCTGACACGGGCCGGGCGCCGCCGCCTGAGGCAGCTGTCGCCCGAGGCCGAGCGCGCCACGGACGGCGACCGGCGCTTCTTCGAGCGCCGGCCGGACCGGCGGCACCGCCTGCGCCGCGCCTCGCACGCCGAGGTGGAGCAGATGGCGATCGTCGCCGGCGGGGCCGCGGCGCCGCCCGGAGCCGGATGGTTCGTCGTCGTGCGGTTCGTCGCGCCGGGCGCGCGGCTGCGTGGCTTCGTCCTCGGCCCGCTCGGGCTCACCGGCAAGGAGCTGCCCGAGGACGAGGCCGGCCGGCTCTGGGCGCTCTACGCCGCCCGCAACCCGCACGTCGCGCAATTGGAGCACGACATGTCCGCCGCCGTCGCCGGCGCCGGGAGCCGCGGGGGCGGGGCATGACGGCGCCGGTCCTCCCGGCCGCGCTCGCCCCCCTGGCGGCCGAGCGGCGGTGGCTCGTGTGGCGGTGGGAGCCGTCGGCCCGGGGCCGGCGGACCAAGGTGCCGTATCAGGCCGCCGCGCCCGCCCGGAAGGCCAGCAGCACCGATCCGCGCACCTGGGGCGACTTCGCCACCGCCGCCCGCGCCGTCGCGGACGGCCGGGCGGACGGCGTCGGCTTCGCCCTCCTGGACAGCGGGATCGCCGCCTTCGACCTGGACCGGTGCCGCGATCCCGGGACCGGCCGCGTCGCCGCCTGGGCCCTCGACCTCGTGGAGCGCGCCGGCTCCTACGTCGAGGTCACGGTGAGCGGCGAGGGCCTGCGCATCGTCGGGCGGGCGGGCGGCCCGAAGATCCACCGCAAGCAGAGGATCGCCGGCGAGGCCGCGGGCGAGCTGGAGACCTATCGCCGCGCCGAGCGCTACATCGTGGTCACCGGGGATCCGCTCGAGGAATCGGCCGCGGCCCTCGCCGACCTCGACGCGCTGATGGACGAGACCGTCGCGCGGCTCGACGCGGAGCGCGACGCGGCCCGGCGGGCGGAGCGCGAGCGCCGGCGGGGCGCGGCCGACCCGCCCGGACGCAACCACGGCGCGGAGGAGGGCGGCCGCGGCCGCCCCTACGGCGACGAGCTGGCCGGCCTGATCCGCGACGGCGTGCCCGAGGGCGCACGCTCGGAGCAGTTCCATCATGTCGTCGGCTGGCTGAAGCAGCTCGGGTGGGGCGTCCCGGAGATCGAGGCCGAATTGGCGGCGCACCCGGACGGCATCGCGGCCAAGTACCGGGGGCGGCTGCGGCAGGAGATCGAACGCTCGTGGGCCCGGACGGAGGAGCCGCGCCGGCGCGGAGGCGATGGCCGGGAGGGGGGCGGGACGGGGGATCCGCGCGCCGGGGAGCCGCCGCCGATCGCGCTCCACTGGCACGGCGAGGCCGACCCGGACGCGGACCGGGCGTGGCTGGTGAAGAACCTCGTCTACGAGCGCGGCCGCGGCCTGACGGCGGGCCAGTGGGGCACCGGCAAGACCTTCGCGGCCCTCGACCTCAGCGCGTCCGTGATGACCGGGGAGCGGTTCGCCGGCCGGAAGGTGATGCGGACGGGCGGCGTGCTGTTCATCGCACCTGAAGGGGCGTTCGAGATCCCGGTCCGGCTGCGCGGGCTCGTGGAGGGCAAGCTGCGGGGCGTCGCCGCGCAGCGCGCCGCCGCCGGCGTCCCGCCGCCGGACCTCGACGCGCTGCCCTTCGCCTGGATCGAGGAATGCCCGCCGCTCGCCAGGCGCGGCGCGGTGCACCGGCTCATCGCCGCCGCCCATGCCTCCGCCGACGCGATGCACGAGCGCTTCGGCGTGGAGCTCGTCCTGGTGATCCTCGACACGGTGGCGGCCGGTGCCGGGTTCGAGGACGAGAACTCCGCCGCCGAGACGCAGCGCGTGATGGACGCGATGGGCGAACTCAGCCGGGCGACCGGCGCGTTCGTGATGGGCGTCGACCACTTCGGCAAGCTGGTGGAGACCGGCACCCGCGGATCGTCCGCCAAGGAGGTGGGCGCCGACGTGGTGCTTGCCCTCCTGGCGACCCGGACGGAGGCCGGCGAGGTGAGCAACACCCGCATGGCCGTGCGCAAGGTCCGCGGCGCGCCGGCCGGCTACGAGATCCCGTTCGAGCTGCAGGTCGTCCCGGTCGGCGAGGACGGCGACGGCGAGCCGGTCACAACCTGCGTCGTCCAGTGGAAGCTCGGCGCCGGGGCCGAGCCGCGGCCGGCTGCCGTCCGGGAGCGGTGGCCGCAATCGTTGCGCATCTTCCGGACGGCCCTGTCCGTCGCGCTCGTGGAGCACGGCGCCCTGGTGCGCCCGTTCGGCGCGGGCGGGCCGGAGGTGCGCGCCGTGAAGGAGACCGCGCTGCGGTGGGAGTTCCTGCGCGCCTATCCGGCCGGCGGCGAGGACGAGGCCAAGCGCACCGAGGCGAAGCGCAAGGCCTTCGCCCGGGCGCTCCGGACGGCCCTCGACAAGGGGCTCGTGGCCGCCCGGGAGATCGGCGGCGTCGATCACCTCTGGACGGTCGGGGAGCCGGACGGACGGGACGCGTGACGCCTCCCGGACAACGGACAAACCGGACAGGATCCTTAGAGATCCTGTCCTGTCCGTCCGGTTTGTCCGGTCGGGCCGGACAGGGCGGACATCCGGGACATTCGTCCGGTCCGTCCCGTTTGTCCGGCCTGTCCGGGGGAGGGCAGCGGGCCGACGTCGGACGTCGGACACAGCCGTTCCCGCCCCTCGGCCGCGCACGCGTCGCGGCCCTCGCGAGCGCTTGCGGGGCCTTTCGCAGTATGTCACGCATTGCTCACCCCTCGGTGAGCATGACGTGAGGCAGCATGGCGGCCGGCAAGTTCGTCACCTACGCCCGCGTCTCGACGGCGCGGCAGGGCCGTTCGGGGCTCGGCCTCGACGCGCAGCGCGAGGCGGTGCGCGCCTACCTCAACGGCGGGCGCTGGACGGTCGTCGGCGAGTTCGTCGAGGTGGAGAGCGGGCGCCGGGCGGACCGGCCGGAGCTGGCGCGGGCGGTCGCGGCCTGCCGGCTCTACGGCGCCCGCCTGATCGTCGCGAAGCTGGACCGGCTGTCGCGCGACCCGGGCTTCCTGCGCGACCTGGAGCGCTCGGGCGTCGACTTCGTCGCCGCGGACATGCCGGACGCCAACCGCCTCACGGTGGGCGTGATGGCGCTCGTCGCCGAGCACGAGCGCGAGGCGATCTCCGCCCGCACGAAGGCCGCCCTGGCGGCCGCCAAGGCGCGGGGCGTGACGATGGGGGGGCTTCCGCGGCCGGCGCTTCAGCGAGGCCGACCACGCCGCGGCGGGCGCGGCGCGCCGGGCGAAGGGCGCGGCGCAGGCCGCCCGCGTCGCCCCCGCCATCGCCGAGCTGCGCGCCTCCGGCGTCGCGTCGCTGAATGGCCTCGCGCAGGGCCTCACCGCCCGCGGAATCCCGACCGCGGCGGGCGGCGCGACGTGGAAAGCGCAGCAGGTCTCGCGCGTCCTGCGCCATCTGCCTTGAACCGCACGGAATTCGAGCACATCATGCGGCCGTCGCTCCCAAGCGGCATGCCGTAGGCGCCACCGGCGCGCGGGCTCCCTTACCTCTCGAGGTCGAGCCCCGTCGCCCATGCCCGAACCCGCCCTCCGCCTCGTCCCGCGCGACGACACCGCCGACCTGCGCGAGCGCCGCGCCACCCTCGCCCGCGCCCTCGCCGACGCGCAGGCCGCCGCCGCCAGCGTCCGGAGCGCCGAGGGCGAGGAACGGGGCCTCCTCGCCGCCCTGGAGGCCCTGAACCTCGAACACACCGACCGCATCCGCCAGTGGGCGCGCGAGGGCGCCAAGGGCGAGATGCCCGGCCAGGACGTGGGGGAGGCGACCCGGCTCGGCGACCGCCTCCGGGCCGCGCAGGCGCAGGCCACGGCCGCCCGCGGCGCGCTCGCCGACCTCGACGGGGAGCAGGTCCGCCTCTCGGCCGAGCTGGCGCGGATCGACGCCGCGCTCTTCGACCGCGCGCTCGCCGACGCCCACGCCTCGGTCGCCGGCCTCGTCGAGAAGGCCCGGGCGCGCGTCGCCGAGGCCGAGGCCCACGTCGCGGAGGCCTTCGGGCTCGCGGCCATGCTCCAGGCCCGCGGGCAGACGCTCCAGGGCACCGGCCACACCGACGAGGCCCGGCGCTTCTTCACCCTCGCCACCGCCGCCTACGGCCTCGTCCCGAGCCTCGCCGTCGAGCCGACGACCGCCGCGGTGCAGGAGCAGGCCGCCGCGTGGCGCGCCCGCCTCGCCGGGACGACGGGAGGCGTGCTGTGAGGGACGGCGATGCCGCGGTCCTGGCGGCGCTCGCCAGCCTGCACGACGCCTTCGTGACCATGGTGCCGCACTGCGAGAAGATCGACGGCGCCTTCGCCGCCGCCGCCCGCGCCGCGCCGGCCCTCGCCAAGGCCTGCGGCCTCCCGGGCGCGGAGCCCCTGGCGCCGTCGATCCGGCAATGCGCCGACACCCTCGCGGCGATGCGCCTGCTGCTGACGCCGCCCGCCAACAGCCGCGCCGTCGAGATGAGCGGCGTCCGCGCGGTGACGAAGGGCCACGAGGACAGGCGCGACGGGCCGGGCACTCCCACGGACGCCGCCGCCTACCTCGCCGGCCTGGACCCCGAGGCCCGCGCCACCCTGCTCGCGAAGCTCGCCACCGGAGAGACGCCGTGACCCCGTTCGACAAGCTCCACCGCGGCGGCCCCGTCGCCAAGAAGGCCAAGGTCCGGCCGCCCGCGCCGCTGGCCGCCCCGCCGGTGCCCGACCACCTCGCCCACCGCGCGGCGCTCGCCAAGCGCGCCCTGTCCGAGCACCCGCCCGGCAGCCCGGGCCGCGCCGCGGCGGTGCGGGAGGCCGAGGCGGTCGGCGGCGACCTGCGGAAGCTCGCCGGCGAGCGGGAGGCGGAGGCCTGCTTCAAGGCCGCCTTCGCCAACCCGAAGAAGATGGGGGCCGGGCTGTGAACGCGCTCACCCCTCCCGCCGTCGCCCCGGGCGTGCAGGTGCAGACGCCCTACGGCGCCAAGAGCTTCCTCTGGCTGGAGCGCGTGGACGGCCAGCCGATCGGCGCGCTCACGCTGTCCGACCCGTGGCTGCCGACCTACTCGGCCGACGGCCTGCGGGTGAGGGTCGAGGCGGCCAACGCCGGCCCGCTCACCTCGGCGGGCTTCCACGTCGCGGCCGTGCAGGCGGGCTGACGCATGCCCCGCAAGCCGCCGGGCCCGAGGACGCCGCGGTGCCAGGTCTGCGCCCATCCGGAGCGCGGCCGGATCGAGGCGGCGAAGGCGGCCGGGGCCGGCTTCTCGGCCGTCGCCGAGAAGTTCGGCGTCGACCGCTTCGCGCTGACGCGGCACTGGAACAACCACGTCAGCGCGGAGGCCAAGACCGCCTACCTCGCCGGCCCGGCCACCATCCAGGCGCTGCGCGAGCGCGCGATCGAGGAGGACGCCTCCACCCTCGACTACCTCAGGATCCTGCGCAGCACCCTCGTGGGGCAACTCGTGATCTGCGCCGAGACGGGAGACGCCGGCCGGGTCGCCTACCTCGGGAGCAAGGTGCTGGAGGTGTTGCAGGAGATCGGCAAGCTGACGGGCGAGATCCGGCGGCTGAACCCCGGCATCACCATCACCAACACCGTCGTCACCCTGTTCGAGACGCCGGGCTTCGTCGCCTTCGCGGACGGCCTCTTGCGCGTCGCCCGCGACCACCCGGAGGCGAAGGCCGACATCCTGGCGCTGCTGCGGCAGATGGAGGCCGGGCCCGCACCGGAGCCGCCGACGATCGAGGGCACGGTCCATGCAGCCTGACGCGCGCGAGGCCTTCCGGCGGCTGCGCACCGCGCTCGAGGCGCAGGTGAGCTTCAGCCCCGCGCAACAGGCCGCGGTCGACCTCGTGGAGGGCCCGGCCCGGCACACCTGCCTCGTGGGCGGCACCCGCTCGGGCAAGACGTTCATCCTGGTCCGGCACGTCGCCGGCCGGGCGCTGGCCTTCCCCGGCAGCCGTCACGCCGTCCTGCGCTTCCGCGCCAACGCCGCGCGCTCGTCGGTCGCCCTCGACACGCTGCCGGCCGTGCTGCGCAAGTGCTACCCGGACGCGCGGGTGGAGGAGCGCCGCAACGACGGGTTCTTCCAGTTCGACAACGGCTCGCAGATCTGGATCGGCGGCCTCGACGACAAGGACAGGGTGGAGAAGATCCTCGGGCAGGAATACGCCACCATCCTGCTCAACGAGGCCTCGCAGATCCCCTACGCCTCCGCCCTGGTGGCGCTGACGCGCCTCGCGCAGACCGTGCCCGGCTGCCGGCAGAAGCTCCTCGTCGACCTCAACCCCGGCCCGAAGAGCCACTGGACGAACCAGCTCTTCGGCGAGCACCGCGACCCCGTCACCCGCCAGCCGCTCCCCAATCCGGACGACTACACGCGGGCCTTCCTCAACCCGCGCGACAACCGGGCCCATCTCTCGCCCGAGTACCTGGCGGCCCTCGCGGCGATGCCGCTGCGCCAGCGTCAGCGGTTCTACGAAGGCGTCTACGTCGAGGACGCGGAGGGCGCGCTGTGGCGCCAGGACCTCATCGAGGCGAACCGCGTCGCCGCCGACCGCCTGCCGGCGATGAGCCGCGTCGTGGTGGCGATCGACCCGGCGGTGTCGTCCTCCGAGACCTCGGACGAGACTGGCCTCGTGGTCGCCGGCCGCGGCACCGACGGCCACGGCTACCTGCTGGAGGACGCGAGCGGCAAGCACACGCCGACCGAGTGGGCGCGCAAGGCCGTCGCCCTCTATCACCGCTGGCGGGCGGACCGGATCGTCGCCGAGGTGAACCAGGGCGGCGCCATGGTCGAGGCCACGGTCCGGGCCGTCGACCCGAACGCCGCCTTCAAGGGCGTTCACGCCAGCCGCGGCAAGGTCACCCGGGCCGAGCCGATCTCGGCGCTGGCGGAGCGCGGGCGCATCCACCACGTCGGCGCGGTCTATCCCGAGCTGGAAGAGCAGCTGACCGGCTACGCGCCGGGCTCGACGAAGTCGCCCGACCGGCTCGACGCCTACGTGTGGGCCTTCACTGAATTGCTCGACGTGGCGGACGGCACCGGCATCATCGAGTTCTACCGGCAGGAGGCCGAGCGGGCCGCCGCCGGCGCGCCGGACCCCGCGGCCGGGCACGGCTGGACGATGCCGGGGATGGGCGGCGGGCCGGCGCCCGGCGTGCGCCTGCGGGTGCCGGAGGGGCACACGGTCACGACGCTGTCGGGGGCGCCCGTGGTGGTGGAGGCGGACGGCACGGCGCTGTTCGCCGAGGCGGACAGCGTCCCGCTCCGGCAGCTCGGGTGGGAGATCGTGGCGGCAGAGGCGGGGAGGACGGTGACCGACGACGTCCAGGCCGGATCCGGCGACGCCTGATGCACTCCCGCGCCGCCATCCACGAGGCCGGGCACGCCGTCGCGGCGGTGCAGCTGGGGCTCATGCTGGCTCATGTCAGCATCGTCCCCGACCGCGACGCCGCCGCGCACGTGGCGCTCGCCACCTCCGAGGGCGTCTCACCCAAGAAGCTCAGCATCTACGGGCTGGCGGGCGGTTGCGCCGAGCGCGCCGCGTTCGGCGGCCCCAGCCGGGGGCAGACCTCGGACCTCGCGGGCGTGAACAGGATCCTCCGGAAGATCGCGCCCGGGGAGGCGGAATTCGGCACCCTGTTCACGATCGCCCGGGACGAGGCCGAGGCCCTGGTGGCGCGGAACCGATTCGCCATCGGCATCGTCGCCCGCGCCCTCGACCGGGAACTGTGGATCGACGGGCGCGAGGTGCCGCCGATGCTGTGGCGGGCCGGGGTGGCGCCGGAGTTCGTGAAGGGGCTGCCGGGGCGGTGAGGCGCACGGGCGAGAGCCTACCTTCTGGCACGGTGATAGCGCTGGAGGAGCCGCAGCACGCCTCTGCCACGTTGATTGCGATATCCAAAATCATTGATTGATGGCCCATCCCGTCAATGAGCATTGACAGTATCAACGGGAGCTGGCACCTTACCCTTATGCCGCAGTGGCGAAACGGTAGACGCGCCGGTCTTCCAAACCGGTTCTCCCCCGAGAGTACGGGTTCGAATCCCGTCTGCGGTACGAAGCAGCTTCGTTCGGAGATCATGTATGGCGAGCAGAAAGAATGAGGAGATGAAACAGAGGCTGCTCCAAGAGCGCGATATGCTCCTCCGGAAGAAAGAAGCGATCGAAAACCAGATAGCCGGCATTGAGCGAGCTATCGCCTTGATCAGCGAGGATGGCGATGTTGAAGCACCGCCGTCCCAAGGGCGTCGAGTTGCAACAAAGGGCATAGTGCTGGATCTACTCAGCGATGTCGGTACGACCGGCCTCAATGCACAGTCCGCTGTCGACATGGCTGCCAACAGAGGCATCGATCTAGACAAGGCATCCGTTTCTTCCCTGCTAAGCAGGTTGAAGAAGGATGAGGTTGTCGTCTATGATGGCGATCGGTATCGCCTCAAAAAGTTTGCGGACCTGTCCTTTCGTGCCGGGCCGCAGCACGCGGCGCACCCGCGAATGACACCGCTTTTCGATGTCCCATCTGCCGAAGACGATAATAATAGTTTCGGCAAGGCTGCGATTTTCAACTAAATTGGCCCGCGAACGAAAGAAGCGCCCCGAAGGGCGCTTCTTTTTTGCGGGGATTCCAACTCCCGCTCGAAACGAAGACGCATCGCTTGCGCGATCTCCCCCGAGAGATGTGCTGCTTCGTTCGATATTCATATTGGGATTTTGCGAGCTGTCCGCCAGTTTTTTCTGCCGCGCAATCCACAGGGCATCAAGGCAGCAATGATGGTTGTCGCTCCACGAGCTGGCGCGGCGCTTGACCGATATTGTTAATCAATCGTACCGCGCTGTTGCCGGCATGCTCGTCGACGTCGTAGGTAACGCCACTGCCACCCTGGCGGAGCTGAGCTCCTAAATGGCGTCGGAGCTCATAGGCGTGCCTACTCCCCCGAAGCGGCGTGCCGGTGGGGCTCCGAGGGCGTGGCGCGGCCGTACTTCTGGTCGAACTTCCACGACGACCAGCGGAGGTAGCCGTAGCCGCCGCCGGCCGCGATGACCGCAACGGCGACGAGGTAGATGGTGCTCGTGCCATCCATGGCTTCACTCCTCGCTTCGCATCTCAAACCGCAGAGCGGCCTGACCCACACCATGTAGGCAAAGACCGATGAAAAACCAAACGGGCTGGTATTCGTGAACGAAGGCGTCCATCCCCTTCACTGCGGGAATGATAGCGGCGGCGCCGATCACGACCCCTGACAAGGTATTCATCCATGACGCGAAAGCTTTTACGCCCTCGTTGTGGCGCTTCGCTTCAAATTTCTGTAGAGGAGTCAAGGTTCCGGGCGGTGGAGCGCCACCGATACCTCCTCCGCCACCTCCACGTGCTCGTGGGCCACCAGGAGGCCTCGAAGCGGGCGATTTGCTGTAGACGGCTGGGGTACCGGATCCGAAACTTGGACGCACGGCCCGCCTAGGCGAACTAGCCATCACGACCGATGCCCATCAAGGGGCCGCCGGATGATCGAATAACTAATCCTCGCGACAAATGTCTGCGGGCTGCCCATGACATCGACAACTAAATTCATTATGTAAACATTATCATTGTCGCTTGCAATTATATTGTCCGTTATCGCGACAGGATCTCCATCCAGCCAAGGCCTGACGAACTTCAACAGAAATGGGGTCCCATTTATAATGTCGATCGTCGGACTGCGATCTTCATTTATTTGAACAGCAAAAGAGAATTTATATGAAGGATCTTCAGGAATAGGGGCGAGCGTAATTTCCGCCCCACCTTTCAAGATGATACTTTCCGAGGCTATGAACTCGTCTTTGCCCACAAGTGCAAAAGGAACGCTCATCCGCTAGGCCCCGCATGCCGCGGGATCGCGGCCTCACCCTACGCAAAGACGACGACCCCGCCGCCTTGCCGGGCGCGGGGTTCTCGTGTCATGCTGAAAATGTAGCGTCAGAACTACCGCGGTGGGCCCTTGCCGGGGCTAGCACCGCATCCTGTGACGGAAGCCAATCACCTTGCCGGGTGAGACGCCCCGTAAGCGACGTGCTCACCTCCCGGTGAGCCCGACCGGCTCACTATGCCGGGAGTGCCGCAGCACTGGCAAGGGGAAACTCGTGCCAGCGATACAACAGCTCTTCGGGGTGAAGGCTGTGGCGCACGTTCTCACAGGCGTGTTCTGACCCTCCCGGCGCCAGTGCCGTTCGCTGGAAGACATGATCGGACGCCCGTCAGAAGGCGCGAGATCCCGGCCGTCAGAAGCCGGTGTCGCACTGTGAGAGAACGACCCTATGGGTTTCCAACATATCGCCGCTCAAGGCAGTGGCATGATCCGCCCTGTCTGTGCGGAACAGCAGCCCGTGTCTTCCGGTCTGACCCCTAAACAGGCGCCCGGTGATCTCCGCGTCGGCTTGAGCCGCAACCTCGATGCCGGCGGCAGCGCCCCCGACCTCGCCGCGCAGATGGAGGTGGAGCGCGACCGCGTCCGCACCCTGCGCCGGGCCATCGCTGACCGGATCGAAGCGGATCTCGCCATCCTCGACGCGCTCCACGGCCACACGGCCCCAGGGGAAGGCGACGGCATCGCGGCCATCATCGGCGAGAGCGAATCGCTGCGCCTCCTCCTCGCCGCGCCCCACGCCGGCCGGGAGGGCAGGGCATGACGGCGTCGCCCGAATGCGATCCGTCCGTCCGGCCCCACCCCCGGGACGCCGTCCGGGAGGCGGAGGCCCGCCGGCTGGCCCTGCGCGACCGCTTCGAGGCCCTGTTCGCCGAGTGGCTGCGCAACCGGGCCAGCGCGATCGGCGACTTCGACGGCGCGGACATCCCCGCCTCGCACACCGAGCGGGAGACCGAGCTGGCGCGCCTCATCGCGACCACGCCCGCCCCGTCCCCGTGGATGGTCTTCCGCAAGCTCGAGGTGCTGGCGCACTACCTCGGCGACGAGGGCGTCCGCTGGGCCGACCGGCGCGAGGTCGTGATGCTCGCCGGCATCCGGGCCGACCTCCTGCGCCTCGGCGTCGGGGAGGCGGGGCGGTGAGGGGGCTCGGCGTCCTCCGTGCCCGCTGGCTGATGTGGCGGGCCGGCCGCGACTTCGCGGCGGCCGCCCGGCACCGCGAGATCGCGGCGACCCGCATCGCGCTGGGCGCCGCCCGCCTCGACGCGGCCGAGGCCATCCTCGCCAAGGCCGGCCGCCTCCGCGCGGCCTGACATCCCGGCCCGGCCGCCCTGGCGGTCGCCATGCGCCCGGCCGGGCCTCTCTGTCCGATCCAGAGGGGAAACCCATGTCCCGATTCGTCACCGTCCCCTTCCACGGGGACACGCTCTTCGCCGTCGAGCGCGAGGACGGCGTCCACGTCGCGATCAAGCCCATCTCCGACCGGCTCAAGCTCGACTGGTCGGCGCAGCTGCGGCGCACGAAGCGCGATACGCTCCTGGCGCAGGGGATGGCCATGGTGACCATCCCTTCGCCCGGCGGGCCGCAGGAGGCGACGTGCCTGCCGCTCCGCCTCCTGCCGGGCTGGCTGTTCGGCATCGGCGCCAACCAGGTCAAGCCGGAGGCCCGGGAGGCGGTGCTGTCCTACCAGGCCGAGTGCCACGAGGTGCTCTTCCGCCACTTCTTCGGCCGGGAGGGGGAGGGCGGCACCATGCCAGCCGAGGCGCTGCCCGCCCGCGAGGACACCGTCAGCGTGCGCCGCAGCCTCGTGACCGAGGCCCGGCAGACCTTCGGCACCCGCGCCGCCGGCAGCCTGTGGTTCGCCCTCGGCCTGCCCGTCGTGCCCGAGATGCGCGGCACGCCGCCGGACCTCTTCACCTACACCGCCGTCCGCCAGGACGCGCCCGCGCAGGGCGACGCCTCGCGGTCGACGTCGCGCTGAACTCCGGAGGATCACGAGATGACCGAGAGACAGGAACCCGCCGGGCTGAGCGAGGACCGCGATCGCCGGCAGCGTATCGGCCTCACGGGGCCGCAGGCGCGACACCTCGCGGACGAGCGCACGATCCAGGCCTTCGAGACCGCCAACGCGACATGCGCCCGCCGCACGGACCCCGCAGCACCGCTCGCTGACCGGGAGGGTCGCTGACATGGCCAGCGTCCGCCAGCTCACCAAACCGAACCGCGAGGGCAAGCGCCCCTGGGTCGTCGAGTACACCGACGCGACCGGCAAGCGCAGGAGGGCCACCCCGCCGACTGGCCTGAAAAAGGACGCGGACAAGCTGCGTCAGAAGATCGAAGAGAACATCAACAACGGCACCCACACGCCGGCGGGGGATACACGGAGTTTCCGCGCGGTGGCCGAGCTGTTCATTCGACACTACGAGGACCGCGTGAAGGCCGGGCAGACGAGCCGGAGCCGGCAGGAGCTGATCGCGAGCGTGGTCAGCAAGCACCTCATCGGCAACCTCGGCGCCCGGGCCTACGCCGACCTGAGCTTCAAGGATGTCGAGGCGTGCCACCGTACGATGCGCGAGGCCGGGCTGTCGCACCTGACCGCGCGCCAGTACATGCTCATCGGCAAGCAGATCGACGACTTCGCGATGCGCCGCGGCTACACCAAGTCGTCGATGTTCTCGGTCTTTACGAAAGAGCTACGGGGGATCTCGAAGCCGAAAGTGCGGGTCTTCACCGTAGAGGACATCAGGCGCATCCTCGCGGCAGCCAACGTCCGGCTGCCGCGCTACCGGCATCACCCGTTCCTGCTGCTCCGCTGCACGGTCCATCTCGCGGTGTTCTGCGGCCTGCGCTTCGGCGAGATCATGGGGCTGACCCGTGAGAACGTCGATTTCGTCAACGGCGTCATCCGCGTCCGGCACAGCCTCACGAAGGACGACGTGCTGAAGGCGCCGAAGACGGCTGCGGGCGTCCGCGACGTACCGTTGCCGCATCACGTCGCCTATCTCATCCAGAACTGGATGGACGTCCACCGACGCCAGGAGCCCCGGGGGCTGATCTTCCGGATGCTGGACGGCGCCATGATCGAGCACACGAACCACCGTGACCTCTGGCTCGGCCTCCTGGAGCGGGCGGGCGTCAGCTGCGATGTCGGCGCCGATCGGGACGTGTTCCACTTCCACGCTCTGCGCCACTTCAACGCCAGCCTCCTCGTGCAGATGGGCATGCCGGTGACCGACGTGGCGCAGATGCTCGGCCATGAGAAGTTCGACACGACCTTGCAGACCTACGCCCACCCCATGGTCGGGGCGGTCCGGCGCCACGAGGCGTTCGAGCAGATGGCCCGGCTCTTCCAGGGCGTGGACGCGACAGAAACGCGACTTATCGACTTAACACCCTGAAATCGTAGTTATTTTAGTTCTACGACCTGGAGCTCGGGGCGAAGTCGCTCTACCCGGTCCTGACCCCGCTGCGGAACCTGATCCCGCGCGTGTCCGGCAAGGGCGGGATCCAGGCCGCCTGGCGGGCCATCACCGGCATCAACGTGTCGGGAATGCGCATCGGCGTGTCGGGCGGCAACCGCGGCGGCGTGCAGATCGTCGCGACCGCCGACTACACCGCCTCCTACAAGGGCATCGGCATCGAGTCGAACGTCGACTTCGAGGCGCAGTACGCCGCGCAAGGATTCGACGACGTGCGCGCCATCGCGGCCCGCACCGGCCTCCAGAGCCTGATGCTCGGCGAGGAAGCGATGATCCTGGGTGGCAACACCTCCCTCGCGCTGGGCACCACGCCGACCCCGACCCTCTCGGCCTCGTCCGCCGGCGGCAGTCTCGCCAACGGCACCCTGTCGGTGATCTGCGTCGCGCTCTCGCTCGACGGCGTGATCAACGGCTCGCTCGCCGGCGGCATCCAGTCGACCATCACCCGCACCAACGCGGACGGCTCGACCGACATCTTCGGCGGCGGCGCGGCGGCGAAGTCCGCGGCGGCCACGGTCTCGGTCACCGGCCCCACCGGCTCGGCCGCGGCCTCGGTCGCGGCGGTGCCCGGCGCGCTCGGCTACGCCTGGTTCTGGGGCACGGCCGGCGCCGAGGTACTGGGCGCCATCACCCCGATCAACTCGGTCGTCGTCACGGGTGCCGCCGCGGGGACGCAGACCGCCGCCTCGCTCGGCGCTTCGGACCGCTCGACCAACGCGCTCGCCTTCGACGGCCTGCTCACCCAGGCGCTCAAGGCGGGGTCGGGCGCGACGATCGTCACGATGCCGTCCGGCACCCCGGGCGTCGGCACCCCGCTCACCGCCGACGGTGCGGGCGGGATCGTCGAGATCGATGCCGTCCTCAAGCAGATGTGGGATCTCTACCGGCTGAGCCCCGACACGATCTGGGTCAACAGCCAGGAGGGGCTCAACCTCTCGCGCAAGATCCTGCAGGGCTCGGCCAACAGCGCCTTCAAGTTCGAGTTCTCCGCCACCCAGGACGCGCTCGGCGGCGGCATCATGATCCGGAAGTACCTCAACCGGTTCTCGATGCAGGGCGGCTCGGTCCTCGACATCCGCGTGCATCCAAACCTGCCGGCTGGCACCATCCTGTTCACCACGGCTGCGCTGCCGTACCCGATCAACAACATCAGCAACGTCGTGCAGATCCGCACGCGACAGGACTATTACCAGATCGAATGGCCGCTGCGCTCGCGCAAGTACGAGTACGGCGTCTACGCGGACGAGGTGCTGCAGCACTACTTTCCGCCCTCCATGGCGGTCCTGACCAACATCGGCAACGGCTGACCAGGCACCCTGGGGCAGCGACCGCGCTGCCCCATCCCGTGCTTCTCGCGAGGGCCCATTATGGCAATGAACTGGCGCATGTTCCCGCCCGTCGCGGTCCGGGAGCAGACCCGCATCGCCAACGGACGCACCTATTCCGGCGCGCCCGGCAGCGTCGTCACCGTGCCGGAGCAGGACGGGCAGATCCTCCAGGCGAACGGCTGGACCTCCATCGCGCCCTCCGGCCCGACGAGCGCCCGGCAGGCCGGCAAGGCCGGCATCTACGCCGCCCACCGCGGGGCGACCTTCTTCGACGAGACGCTGGGCAAGCTGATCGTGTTCGACGGTCAGACCTGGCGCGATCCCCTCAACGGCAACGCGGTCTGAGGAGGCCGAGATGATTACGATGCGCGCTCCCGCGGGGATGACGGGCTTCACTCACCAGGGCTTTCCCGTCGAGATCCGCGACGGCGTCGCCCAGGTCGACCCGCGCTTCCGCGGCGAGTTCGAGACACATGGCTTCCTGGTGGAGGGCGAGGCCGGCCCGGCGCTTCCTGCCGCCGGGGAGAACCCACCGCTGCGCCCGCTCGACCTGCGCAAGCAGGCCCTGATCGGGATGTTCTCCGACCGGCTCGACACCATGAGCGACGACGAGCTCGACGCGATGCTGGCCGATGCGCGCGCGGCGCAGAAGCGCGAGGAGGACGGCGCATCGGCCCTCGACCCGGCCGCGGTGACCGAGGCCGCCGTCGACGCGATGTCCCGGGCCGAGCTGTTCGCCTTCCTGAAGCTGAAGGGTGCGCCGGCCGTGCCTCCGATCACCAACGAGGCCCTGCGCGAGAAGGCGCGGGCGGCGCTGACAGCGATGACGGGCTAACCGCCGTGGCGCCCAATCCATCCGACCTCGTGCGGCTCGCCGACCTGCGCGCAACGCCGGACCCCGACACCGATCCGGTCCTGCAGCGGCTGATCACAGCCGTGAGCCGGACGATCCTCAGCACGATCAACAGGCCGGCGATCCTGCCGCGGTCCTACACCGAGACGCGCGAGGTCGGCCGCTCGGGCGTGCTGCTGGCGCAGTGGCCGGTGACCCGGGTCGACGCGGTCGACCTCGGCGGCATGGTCATGCATGCGCTCGAGCCCGGCTCGGGCCTGACCGCCGGCTACGCGGTCGATCCCGCCGACGTGGCGCCGCCGGGCCGGCCGCAGATGCTTCGGTTCGGCACCGGCACGCCGATCGGCTTCGGCTGCGCTCGCGCCACGGTGACCTATACGGCCGGCTATCAGGTTACGGCCGAGACGACGGTGGTGCCCCAGGGCGGCGCCGTCATGGCGCTCCAGCCCTACGGCGCCTGGGCGGGCGATGGCGGCGTGACCTATGCCGGCGGCCCCGCCCTGGCCCGCGTCGCATCCGCTCCGGCCAGCGGCCAGTACGCCGTCGATGGCGCGGGCGGCTACACCTTCGCGGCGGCGGATGCCGGCCGGCCGGTCGCGCTCACCTACGGCTACGTCCCGGCCGACCTCGCTTACGCGGCCCGGGAGTGGATCCTGGAGCGCCAGGCCTATGCCGAGCGCGTCGGGCTGCAATCCAAGAGCCTCGGCGGTCAGGAGACGGTCTCCTACCGCATCGCGGCCGTGCCGGACTTCGTCGCGCCGGTCCTGCAGCAATACGCCAGCGTGGTGCCGCCGTGCTGACCGAGATCCAGGTCGACGAGACCAAGGTCGTCGCCCGGTTCGAGCGGGTCGTCGGCGACGTGCTGCGCGAGATCCGCGCGGCCGTCGACATCGAGCGCCTGATCCTCGAGGCGCTGATCAAGCGCAAGCTCTCCGGCGAGGTGCTGAACGTCGTCACCGGTCGCTTGCGGCGCTCGGTCTTCTCCTACGTCGAGGTCGAGGACGACACGGTCTCGGGTGTGGTCGCGCAGTCCGGCGACGTAAAGTACGGCGCCCGCTGGGAGTTCGGCTTCACCGGCGACGAGGTCGTCAAGGCCCACGTGCGCACCATCACCCAGGCCTTCGGCCGGGCCATCGCGCCGCGCGAGGTCGAGGTGCAGCAATTCACACGCCACGTCGACCAGCCGGCCCGGCCGTTCATGCGCCCGAGCCTCGCCGAGCGGGCCGCGGCGATCGTGGCGCGCCTCAAGGGCGCCCTCGCGAAGGGGTTGGGTGGATGAGCCGCAACGCCGCCGTCGAGGCACTGAAGGTCGTCGTCGCGGGCGTCTGGGCCTGGAAGACACCGCCGTCGCGCCGCCTCAAGCTGTTCGCCGACGTGCCGGCCAAGGACCGGCCCTGTGCCTTCCTGCACGAGGGCGGGGACGAAACATACACCTGGCAGAGCGGCGCGATCCCACGGCGGCGCATCGAGGTGAAGGTCTTCGTCTACATCGACGCCCGTGACCCGAAGACTGTCGGCTCGATCATCCTCAACGACATCATGGACGCCTTCGACGCCAAGCTCGCCCCGAAGGGCGCCGACGCCATGCTCGGCCGCAATACGCTGGCCGGCACCCAGTACATGGCGCGCATCGCGGGCCGCCCGATCAAGGTCCCGGGCGATTTGGACGGCGACGGGCTGCTGATCGTGCCCGTCGAGATCGACCTTCCCTAAATCCAGGAGAACTTCATGACCGACCACGACGACGCCCCCGAGGCGACGGCGTCCGCTGCCATGTCCCCCGTCGCGGCGGAAGCGCCGGCTGGCGCCGTCACTGTCCCGGACAGCTCGGCCGCAGCGACCCCCGCCACAGCCCGCGGCGTCAGCGAGTCGACGACAGCGGAGGCCGTCGCGCTGTCGACGCTCCAGGGCAGCACTGCCGAGAAGATCGACCAGCTGCACCGCGAGATGTTCGCCGGCTCGGCGCTGGGCCACCACACCGGGCTCTGGAACCTCGTCCACGCCTTCAAGGAGCGCGTGAAGGCGCTCGTCGCCACGGCCTGATCCCCCGCCAACCCCACCCCCGAGGAGGTCCCCTTGTACAGCTTCGGCTCCGGCGTGCTGATCGGCACGCGCACCGACGTGCCCAACGCCACGCCGGTCAATTTCGGTCTCGTGCAGGAGGTCAGCATCGACGAATCGGCCAGCCTCAAGGAACTCTATGGCCAGTTCCAGCGCCCGGTCGCCATCGCCCGCGGCACGATCAAGACCACCGGCAAGGCCAAGGTCGCCCGGATCTCCGGTCTCGCCTTCGCCAGCCTCTATTACGGCGTCACGCCGGTGGCCGGGCAGGTGATGACGGCCTTCGGCGAGGCCGCCACCGTGCCGGCCGCCGCGCCCTACACCGTCACGGTGGCGAACGGCGCGAACTTCGTCGGGGATCAGGGCCCGATCTATGCCCTGACCGGGATGCCCCTGACCCGGGTCGCCTCGGCGCCCGCCGTGGGGCAGTACAGCCTGGGTGCTGGCGGCGTCTACACCTTCGCCTCGGCCGATTCGGGCAAGCCCCTCCTGCTGAACTATACTTACACGCTGGCCGGCAGCGGCCAGCGCTTCACGGTCACAAACCAGCTTCTTGGCACGACGCCGACCTTCGCCATACAATTCTACACCACGTTCCAGGGCCAATCAGTCAACGTGAACTACGCCAACTGCACGGCCTCGAAGCTCGGCTTCGGCACGAAGCTGGAGGATTTCACGATGCCCGAGTTCGATTTCAGCATGTTCGCGGATGCGGCGGGCAACGTCGCCACCTGGTCGTTCGGAGATGCCGCGTGACCGCGCCCGGCATGGCACCCCCGTCGCGGACTATCCGGCTCGGCGGGCACGAGTGGACGATCCGCCCGCTCACCCTCGCGCAGCTGGAGGAACTGGACCCTGTCGTCCAGTCCGGCCCAAGCACGGGCCCGACCACATACGGCGCGGCGGTGATCGCCGCCGGCCTGAGGCGCGACCATCCGGAGGATGCAGCCCTGGCCGACAGGCGTGAACTCGAGGCGACCGGCCCCGAGGTCGCCGCGGCCTCCTCCACCATCCTGCGCCTCGGCGGCTACCTGCCGGAGACGGCGCCGGGGGAAGCGCGCGCGGCGGAGAGCGCCGCGGGCTCGACTTCGGCTTCATCTACGGACGCCTCGCCACCGGCTGCGGCTACGCCCCCGGCGTGATCGCCGCGATGACGATCTGGGACGTGGAGCGGATCTTCGCCTACTGGCGGGTCGCGCCGCCCACGCACGAGCTTGTGGCTGCCTACCTCGGCTACAAGCCGCGGCCCGAGCCGGTGGCGGTCGCTGCTTCCGCCGACGATCCCAGCGGGATCGGCTCCATGATCTTGCAATTCCCCGATGGTCTGGTGAAGCCCAACTAAGTTGCTCTATTGCAGGGAAAGAATCGTCTCGACAAGAAGCACTCCGCCTGGTTGCGGTATAAATTGATGATTAACTTGCATTATTTGATAACTGCGTCCACCCCACGACACCCCCTGACCTGAAGCGAAGCTTCCATATGATTGCGTGATCGGCGGGAAATTCGCGATGATAGCTCCGTTGGCAATAGATATCATCCGCAGACCAAAAGACAGCATGCAAGCCTCCATTTCGACGCCGCACTCAGATCCGGCGACCGACTTCCATGCGGAATGCTGCATTCATCTAGGCAGCAAAGCAATTGTCGGCAGGCAAAATCGATATGACTGACGATATCCAGGTCCGCTTCGGCGGCGACGCCTCCGGCATCAGGGCAGCCGCGCAGCAAGCCAAGGCCGCCGTTCAGGACCAGGCGGTGGCGGCCCAGGCCGCCAACCTTGCCACGGCGCAGGCCCTGCGCGACCTCAGCGCCGAGATGCGGGCCAACCGCGACGCGATGCAGGCGCAGATCGCAGCCGCCCAGCAGACCGCTGCGGCGACGGCCCGCATCGCAGCGGCGACCCGCGAGGCGGGCGACTGGCAGACCGACCTCAAAGCCGCGCTCGAGCGGACGACGCTCGGCTATCTCGCGGTCAAGGTGGCGGCGCTCGACGCCTACGCCGCGCAATCGCTCTACGCCAGCGCCGCCGCGACCGTGACCGACCCGTTCCGCAACTATCGGGAGATCGCGAGCACGGCGGCATCGGCAGCGGCAGCCGTGCGCGAGTACTACACCTCGGCGGCCTACGCCGAGCGAGGGGACCGCCTGTTCGCCCAGGCCAACGACGGCCTGCGCGCGTCGATCGGCCAGACGTTCCTCAGCGTCGAGCAATTCGTCGAGCGGCTGCGCCTCTCCTCGTCGGAGATGGCCCGCGGCCAAGTGCTCGCCATCTCGGCGGCGGGCGGCCTCGAGCGGTTCCGCACCGCGCTCGGTCTGACCGACTCCGGCGCGAAGGACACGCTGATCCGGTTTACGGCGGAACTGGAACGCATCCCGGGCATCAGCCGGGAGGCCGCGGCCGGCATCGAGGTCATGCTGGCGACGGTGCCGAACTACTCGGTCGACACCAACGCCATTCTGGTCAACCTCCTCCAGACCATCTCGCGGACGGGCGACGAGGCGGTCGCGAACGCCCAAAAGATCAGCGCCGCCTTCAAAGACCAGGCCAATGGCGGCCGGATCCTTGGCGACCTGACGGCCGATCTGCGCAACCTCGAGGACATCCAGGTGCTGGCGCGCCGCATCGCGGCCTCGCTGACGCCGCAGCAGGCGGTCTCCTACTTCGACACGATCGAGGGCCGCCTGAGGAAGCAGGCCGAGCAGCAGGCGTTCATCGCGGAGGAGAACGACAAGGTGATCCGCCGGTATCCCCTGATCGGCAACGCGCTGGCGGACATCAACGAGCGTCTCTACGGGGCGCAGGCGGCGCAGCGGAGCCTCAACGAGGAAATCCGGGTCGCGACCCTGGAACTGCAGAACCAGCGGCGCGAGCGTGAGGGGATCGTCGCCGCTCAGCAGCGCGAGGTGGACACACAGAAGGCGATCAACTTCGAGAGCTCGCAGGCCGGACGGCTGCAGCAATCCGAGAAGGCCTCGGCGGCCCTGCGGGGTCGGCTGAACAACACCGAGGCGGCGAGCCGGATGACCCCGGCCGAGCGCGACCTGATGATCCGCACCGTCTACGGCGAGGCCGGAGGCGAGAGCGTGGAGGGCCAGGAGGCCGTCGCCAATGTCATCCGCAACCGGGTGCTCAGCGGTCGCTACGGCGGCAGCTACCAGGACGTCATCACGGCGCCGCGGCAGTTCTCGGCCTGGAACCCAGGCGACCCGGCCGGCGCCCGCGCCCGGGGCTTGAGCCCGGACAGCGACGAGTACCGGCGCACCGGCGAGATCGTCGACAAGGTCTACCTGACCGAGGCGGCCGACCCGACCAGGGGGGCCACGAACTACTACAACCCGAAGGCTGCCGATCCGGCCTGGGGCAGGACGCTCGGGAACGTCACCGACATCGGCAACCACCGGTTCGGCAACACGCCCGAGAGCCCGCCGGTCGGGGACGCCGCGCTGCAGGACGCGATCCGGCAGCGCCTCGAGGAGCAGGCCGATGTCCGCCGGCGGATCGTCGACGAGCAGCGCGGCGGCACCCGGGCCGACGTCGAATCGCTGGCGATCGCGCAGGAAGCGGTCGGCGCCGCGCGCAACCAGGTCGAGGAGGCCCGGCGCCTCGTCCAGGCGAGGAAGGACGACGCGCGGGCGGCCGAAGGCGGTACGCCGGCCGCACGCCTCGCCGCCGCCCGAGCCGTCGCCGAGGCCGAGCAGACCCTGCGCGACCGGCAACGGGCGCAGGACAAGGCGGATGTCGACCTGCGCGTCGTCGGCATGGAGACGTCGAGTGCGGAGCGCGTGCGCATCGTCAACGAGGAGATCACGAGCCGGCAAGCGGACTACGTCCGTGACTCTACCGAGTGGAAACGGCTCGAACTGGAGAAGACCAACAATCTGCGCGCGCAGGTCGCGGCCCGTAAGTCGGAGGATGAGGCCTTGCTGCGGGCCAAGGTCGCGCTCGAGACGGTCGGCTCGGACAACAGCGACCCGGACACCGCCAAGGCGCGGATCGCGATGCTCGACCTCCTGCTCGCCAAGGAGGAGGTGGACTCGCTCAGGTCCATCCAGCTGGCGCGGGAGAAGGCCGAGATCGTGACGGCGCTGGAGCGCGCCTCCGCCGCCGAGAAGGCCGCCGCGGAGGACACCGCCTACCAGAACGCCCGCCGCGTCCTCGATGACCGGATCAAGGACATCCGCGCCGAGGCGAGCGAGCGCCAGATCTCGTTCGAGGAGAGGCGGTCCCAGACCCTCGCGGTGCTCTCCGAGATCGAGACGCTCGAGCGCGGCCACCAGGAGCGCCTGAAGGCGATTTGGGGCGATGGCACCAGCCAGTACCGTCAGGCCAAGGCGCAGCTGTTGCAGCTCGACGGGCAATCCGCCACCCGCCGCGCCCAGGCCGAGCGCGAGGTCAACAAGGCGGTCTACCAGGACACGCGGCGCAGCTACGAGCAGATCGGCGCCACGCTGACCAGCAACGCCTTCGCGGTGCTGCAGGGCCAGCAGACCGTCGCCCAGGCCGCGCGTGCCACCGCGATGTCGATCGTCCAGAGCTACGTGCAGGCCAAGGTCCGGCTCGCCGCCGACTGGCTTGCCGGCGTCACCACCCACCAGGCCGGCGAGGCCGCCAAGACCGCCGCCACGGTCGCCGGCGTGACCACCCGCACGGGCGCCGAGGAGGCCGGGGCCGCGGCCTCGCTGGCCACGCAAGGAGGCGCGATGATCAAGAGCATCATGGCGAGCGCCGCCGAGACATTCGCGGGCATCTTCGGCTTCCTGTCGCCGCTGATGGGCCCGGCCGCGGTCGGACCGGCCGTCGCCGGGCAGGCCACGGTCGCGGCCGCGGCGGCGGCGATCCCGAGCTTCGCCGTCGGCGCGTGGTCGCTGCCCGGCGACACGCTGGCGAACGTGCACCGGGGCGAGATGATCGTGCCGGCCGCCGCCACGCCCTGGGCGCAGAGCCTGATGGCCCAGGCCGCCGGCGGCAAGGCCGGCTCCGCTCCGGCGGGTGGCGGCGACGTCCACTTCCACGTCTCGGCGATGGATGCGGCCGGGGTGCGGTCGTTCTTCCGCTCGAACGCCCGCCACATCATGGAGGCGATCAACGACGGCGTGCGCACCGGCTCCCATCTCGGCCTGTCCAAGCTGCGCAGCTGACCGATGGCGACGTTCCTCGGGGTGAACCTGCTGCCGGCTTCCGGCGAGTGGGTCTACGACACCGTTCCCCACCGCGGCCTGCACGCGGGCGAGAGCACGTTCGTCGCGCTCAACCTCAACGCGGCTCCGGCCGGCACGCGGACCGACTACAGCGTCTCGCTCGACCAGCTGCAGGCGCAGTACCCGCTCTGCAAGACCGTCAACCTGATCGTGGCGTGGTTCGGCTCCTCCACCGACGTCGCGACGTGCCAGATCTATCCTTCGACCACCTTCATCGGCGGCCAGTTCCAGGCGCTCGTCTCCGGCAGCTGGCAGGCCGATCCGTGGCGCTGCTCGGGGCTGACGCAGGCTTCGCCCGGGCTGATCCCGATCTCGATCAGCGGCGGCACCGCCACCTACGGCGGCACGCCGTCCGACCAAGCGGTGGTGCGCTGCATCCGTGACCTCAAGGCCCGCGGCCTGCGCGTCGTGTTCTACCCGTTCCTGCTGATGGACTGCGCCGGCTATCCCTGGCGGGGCCGCATCGGGTGGAGTGGGGCCGACAAGTCGGCCGCGGCGGCGAGCGCCGTGAGCGCCTTCCTGGGCTCAGCCGCGCCGTCGCAGTTCACCCGGGACGCGACCAACCTCACGGTCTCCTACGCGGGCTCGCCCACCGACTTCACATTCCGGCGCATGATCCTGCACTACGCCCATCTCTGCGTGGTGGCGGGCGGCGTCGACCTCTTCCTCGTCGGCTCCGAGCTGCGCGGCCTCGAGGCGATCCGCGGCCCGGGCTGGACCAAGGCCGGCACGACGGGATCGGACGGGCGCGCGACCTGGGACTATCCCTTCGTCGCCGGCCTCGCCCAGCTCGCCGCCGACGTGCGCGGGATCTTCGACAGCGCCGGGCTCTCCCGGGACACGGCCGCCCTGAAGAACCTCGTCAGCTATGCGGCCGACTGGTCCGTGTGGATGGGGTACCAGCACCCGGGCGAGGCCGGTCAGTGGCCCCACCTCGACCAACTCTACGCCGCCTCCGCCGTCGACCTCGTGGCGATCGACAACTACCTGCCGCTCTCCGACTGGACCACTGGCAGCGGCGGCCTCGACGCGGCCAACTGGAGCGCCCCGGCCCCGGCCACTTGGCCGCCCAGCGCCGCCGCCATGAACGGGCTCGGGCTGTCCGGACCGCCGATGCTCGCCTCGCTCGCCTACCTGAAGGCCAACATCGAGGGCGGCGAGAAGTACGCTTGGTTCTACAACGACTCGACCAACCTCGGCGCCGGCCCCGATCCGCTCGGCTCTGGACTGACCGTCTCCCGCCCGAGCGGCGATCGAGCGGCCCAGATCCGCAAGCCCTACGCGGCCGGCCAGCAACTGCTCGCACCCAAGATGCTGCGCTGGTGGTGGAACAACGCTCACCAGGCCGTCTACGACACCGGCGACGGCCAGGGCTGGGTACCGCGCGGCGCGCCCTCGAAATGGGTGCCCCAATCGAAGTCCATCACCTTCACCGAGTACGGCTTCCCGACCTGCGACCGCTGCACCAACCAGCCCAACGTCTTCTACGACCCCAAGTCCACCGAGAGCTTCACCCCCTACTGGTCGGCCTGGGATCCCGCGGAAGGCGACCGGCTCGCGCCCCGGCGCGACGACACCCTGGCGGCCCTCGGCCTGCAGGCGGTCTACGAATACTGGGTGGTCGACGGCAAGAACGCCGCCTCGCCGGCCGGCCTCAAGATGGTCGAGCCGGCCTTCATGGCGGCCTGGAACTGGGACGCGAGGCCGTTCCCGACTTTCCCGCTCCTCGGCTCGGTGTGGGGCGACGCCGCCAACTGGCGGGTCGGCAACTGGCTGACCGGCAAGGGACCGGCCCTGCCGCCGCCCGCCGCCGACGCGCCGCCCACTCCCGGCGGACCGTATCCGAGCTTCCCTACCCTGGCGGGCCGGGGGTGGTCGACCCGCTATCGGCCGACCTTCACGACGGCGGTGGCGGGACACGTCTCGGGCCGCGAGAGCCGCGCCACGCGCCGCAGCCAGCCCACATGGGAGATTGAGATGACCTTCGACGTGCTGCGCATGGACGTTGTCGCCGACCTGCAGACGCTCGTCGGCTTCTTCGGCCGCATGCGCGGGCGGGCGCTGCCGTTCACCGTGCCGGTGCCGACCTATCTCGGTCTCGGGTCATCGCTGCTCTGCCGCTTCGCCGAGGACGTGATCGCGCCCGAGCAGTTCATGGCGCGGCTGTGGGAGCTGCGCTCGCTCAAGCTCGTCAGCGTGCCGGCCTGATGCCCGCGGCCTTCCCGAGCCTGCCGGGCGTCGCGTGGCCGGTGACCAAGCGGCCGATCACCGCGACCCGGATGGAGGCGCACCCGTCGGGCCGGGAGGTGCGCAGTCCGCTCTACCCGGCCGCGCTCTACGAGTTCACGCTGCCGGTGGAGGGCCTGACGCCGGACGGTTCGTTCCCGGGCCTCGGTACCGCGAGCCTGCAGGCGCTGCTCGGCCTCTACGTCCAATGCCGCGGGACCTGGGGGACGTTCCTCTTCACCGACCCCACCGACGGCGCCGTCACCAACCAGGCGCTCGGCGCTGGCGACGGCGCGACGACCGCGTTCCCGTTCGTGCGCACCCTGGGCGGGCTCACCGAAACGGTGGGATGGGTGACCACCGTTACCCAGGTGACGGTGGCGGGCGCCGCGCAGGCCGGCGGCTGGAGCCTGACCGCTCCCAACGTCCTCGCGTTCGCGACGGCGCCCGCTGCCGGCGCGGTGATCGCGGCCGACTTCGCCTACGCCTTCCTGTGCCGGTTTGTGGACGAGGGCGTGGACTTCGAGCACCTGATGCGGGGCCTGTGGCAGGTGAAGAGCCTGCGCTTCCGGAGCACCGCCCCGTGAGGGCCGCTTCGTCGGCGCTGGTCGCCCACCTCACGGCCCTGCGGGCGCAGCGCGATGTCGCGCTCCTCTACGCCGACTGCTACGCGATCACCCTGCGCTCGGGCATGGTGATCGCGGTCACCAACGCCGATGTCGCGGTGCCGCTCGACGGGTTCGTCTACCTCGCCAACTCGCTCATGGTCGACGGCCTGCGATTCCGCTGCTCGGTCGGTCTCGAGGTCGACCAGCAGCAGGTCACGCTCTCGGCCCGGCCAACCGACCTGATCGGCGGCGTGCCGGCGATGGTGGCGATCCGCAACGGCGTCCTCGACGGGGCGCGGATCCGGCGGGAGCGGGCCTTCCTGACCGACTGGACCTTGCCGCCGGTCGGTGCCGTGCTGCTGTTCCAGGGCCGCGTCTCGACGGTGGACGCGGTCGGGCGCACCTCCGCGCGGATCACGGTCGCCTCGGACCTCGTGCTGCTCGACGTCGACATGCCGCGCAACGTCTGGCAGCCGACCTGCAACCACGTCCTGTTCGATTCCGGCTGCGGCCTGCCCAAGGAAGCGTTCGGGAGCGCCGGGGCGGTGGGGGCCGGCGCCACCCCGACGCGGATCCCGTGGACGGGCGCCTCGCCGGCCTACGCCCAGGGCACGCTCACGGTCACCGGTGGCGCCAATGCCGGCGCCACCGCCACCATCAAGGCGGCGGACGCCACCGGTCTGACCCTGGCCTATCCGCTTCCGATCGCGCCTGCCGCCAGCGACACCTTCATGGCCTACCAGGGCTGCGACCACACACTGGCGACCTGCCGGGCGAAGTTCGCCAACGCGGCCCGGTTCCGCGGCTTCCCCTTCGTGCCCACCCCCGAAACCGCCTTCGGATGACCGCAGCCCTGAGCGAGATCCAGACGCGCGCCCATGTCGTCGCGCAGGCGCGACGCTGGATCGGCACCCCCTATCACCCGGGCGCCGACGTGCACGGGATCGGCGTCGATTGCGGCATGCTGCTGGTGCGGGTCTTCGTCGATACCGGCCTCCTCCCGCCCTTCGACCCGCGTCCCTACCCGCAGGACTGGCACCTCCACCGCGACGACGAGCGCTACCTCGGGTTCCTGCTGGGGCGCACCCGCGAGGTCTCGGGCCCCGAGCCCGGCGACATCGTGATGTTCCGGCAAGGCCGGACCTACGCCCACGGCGGCATTGTCACCGCCACCGACCCGCTCGTCCTCGTGCATGCCTTCTCGCCAGCGCAGGCGGTGATCGAGGAGCCGTTGAGCCGCAACGGGATGCTGGCACAGCGCCAGCGGGCACCCCGGTTCTTCAGCGTCTGGGGGGCACCATGAGCCTGTTCGGGGGCAAGAAACGGCGGACGACCGTCACGCCGGACTACACCGGCCTCCAGATCCACACCGCCTCGAGCGTGCTGCCGGTCGCGATCGTCTATGGCACCAACCGCGCCGCCCCGAACCTGATCTGGCACGACGGCTTCCAGACCCACGCCCAACTGCAGAAGACGAGGGGCGACAAGGGCAGTGCCAAGAAGACCACGGTCGCCGGCTACACCTACTCGACCTGGCTGATGCTCGGCGTCAGCGAAGGGCCGATCCGGGGTATCGGCACGATCTGGAACGGGCAGGCCAGCGCCGCCTATCCGGCCTACGGCCTGAGCCTCGTCGCCGGCACGACGCCGCAGGAGCCCTGGGCACCGGCCACGGTCCGTTATCCCGACGCGGCCCTGGCTTATCCGGGCACCGCCTACGCCGCCTCGTCCGATTTCGACCTCGGCTCATCGGCCGGCATCTCGCAGCTCGCCTTCGAGGTGAGAGGGCGGCTCGTCGGCAGCCCATCGAGCGCCGACGACGCCGACCCGGCCGCCATGCTGGTCGACTTCCTGACCAATGCGCAGTACGGCGTCGGCTTCCCGGCCGCCTCCCTCGATGCCCGCACGATCCTGGGGAGTTCGGGCGATGGATCCTACCAGACGTCCTGCGCGGCGCTGGGCCTCGCCCTCAGCCCGGTCCTCGCCGACCAGGAGACCGCCAGCAGCATCCTGACCCGCTGGCTCCTCCTCACCAACGCAGCCCCGGTCTGGTCAGGGGGCTTGCTGAAGATCGTCCCCTACGGCGACCTGCCAGTCACGGGTGGAACGGTGGCCGGCGGCACGGTCACGTTCCTGCCGAACGTCGCACCGGTCTACGACCTCACCGACGACGATTTCCTGCACGCCGAGGACGAGGATCCCGTCCGCCTCACCCGCAGCGACCCGCACGGCATCCCCAACCTCCAGCGGATCGAGTGCTCCGACCGCGGCCACGCCTACGCCGCCGCCACCGTCGAGGCGCGCGATCAGGCAGCGATCGAGCGCTTCGGCCTCAAGGCGGGCGCGAGCGTCACGGCCCGGGAGATCTGCGCGCTGCCGGTTGCAGGTCTCGTGGCGCAGCTCCTGCTCCAGCGCGCGCTCTACATCCGCAACACCTACGCGTTCCGGTTGTCCTGGGAGTACTGCCTCCTCGAGCCGATGGACATCGTCACACTGACCGATCCGGGCCTGGGGCTCGTCCGCACGCCGGTGCGCATCCGCGAGATCGAGGAGGACGAGGCGGGCCTGCTGACGATCGTGGCGGAGGAGTTCCCGGGCGGCGTCGCGACTGCTTCCCGCTACCCGGTCGCCGGTTCCACCGGCCGCAGCATCAACCGCGATGTCGCCGCCGCACCGGTCAACCCGCCGGTGGTCTTCGAGCCGCCGCCGGGACTCACCGGCGGCGAGGCGCAGGTCTGGGTCGCGGCCTCGGGCGGGAGCGGCGGGGTGGCCGACCCCAACTGGGGGGGCGCCGTGGTATGGATCTCGCGCGACGGTACGAGCTACGCCGAGATCGGCACCATCACGGCGCCGGCCCGCCACGGCGTCCTGACCGCCGCCCTGCCGGCTCCGGCGACGATCAACCCGGACACCGGCTCGACGCTGGCAGTGGATCTCGCCCGATCGGCAGGCGTCCTCAACGGCGGGAGCCTCGCCGACGCGCAAGCAGCCGTCACCCTGGCGCTGGTGGACCGTGAACTCCTCGCCTACGTGGGCGCGACGCTCACGGGCCCGAACGCCTACGCGCTGACGACCCTGATGCGCGGGCTGTATGGCTCCGCGCCTGCCGCTCACGGGGCCGGCGCGTCGTTCGCCAGGCTCGACGAGGCCGTGTTCCGCTACGCCCTGCCGGCGGCCTATCTGGGCGTGCCGATCAGCTTCAAGCTGCAGTCGTTCAACGTGTTCGGCGAAGGGGTGCAGGACCTCGCCACCTGCGTGGCCTACACCTACACGCCCGTTGGCTCGGGCCGGATGGGGCCGGTGGCGGAGGCCCTGGCGGTGGGCAATCCCGTCGACCTCGGAATCGCCTCTCAGACGGCGGCACAGGCCGACGATTTCGGCCTCGCCTCCGACCCATACCCCTTCTTCATCGATCTCGGGCTCGCCTCCTCATGAGCATCCGGCTGCAGTTCCTGCGGGAAACGTGGGCCTTCCTGCGCACCTTCACCGGCCGCGCCGGCGAGATCGCGATCGATAGCACCAACAATCGCATCGTCGTGCATGACGGAACCACCCCTGGCGGCTTCCCGACCGTGACTGCGGCGGATCTCGAGACGCTCCAGAACGTCAGCCTATTTGGTTTCGGCACCACCGCCGACGCCACCAACCCGTTCGCCGCCAAGCTGAACAAGGCGCTCTGGACCGCGCTCGCCACCAGCGAGGGCGGGACCGGGGATCTGCGCTACACCCTGAACAAGGAAGCCGCCGGCAACGTGCTGTCGCTGCTGTTCCAGTCCGGGTTCTCCGGCCGGGCCGAACTCGGGCTCACCGGCGACGACGACGTGCGCCTGAAGGTCTCGGCCGACGGGAGCACCTGGCGCGAGGCC